GGGGCAACACTATAGCTAGAATCGCCGCTGAGAAGCTCACAGGGGCCGCCCAAGAGTCGTACAAGAACGCTGCTATGCAGTGGGGCAATGACACGGAGCCACAGGCGCGATCTGCGTACAGCTTCTTCACGGGCAATCCTGTGTCGATTGTGGGGATGTTCAAGCACCCGACAATGGCTGGCACACACGCTTCTCCTGATGGGCTTGTTGGCAGTGATGGGCTGATCGAAATCAAATGCCCCAACACCCTGACCCATATCGAAACGCTCGACAGCGAGAAGATCGATCCGAAGTACATCACCCAGATGCAGTGGCAGATGTTCTTGGCGGAGCGGGACTGGTGCGATTTTGTTAGCTTTGATCCGCGTATGCCTGAAGACCTACAATTGTTCATCAAGCGGGTGGATCGTGACCCAGTACGCATTGCCGAGCTTTGCAGTGAGGTCAGCAAGTTCTTGGGTGAGGTCGATCAGATGATGGATCGCATCGAGAAGATCAGGGCCAAACGCGCATGAACACCATCTGGCTGAGAGGCGATTACTATCGTCGCAAAGCCCATGAGATGATTGCTGATGCGCCTGATGGGTGGTGGGTCATGTTTGGTCCACCTTCCCGCTCTAACTCGCAGAACAGAAAGATGCGGGCGATGTTGCGGGATTTAGCAAATTCTAAGCCACAGGGTCGTGAGATAACGGAAGAGGATTGGAAGGCGGTGTTCATGTCCGCAATCGGTCTGAAGCCACGTTACACTCAAAACCTTGATGGTGATGGGATCGTTCATCTGGGATGGCGCTCGTCCCTAATGAGCAAAGAGCAAATGAGCGAAATGATCGAACTCATGTATGCCTATGGGGCAGAGCATGGGGTCGTATGGCAAGATAGGAACTGAAATGCAGCTTGTGACAATCAAAGGCAATTGTGGCCGTGATGCCGAAACCAAGGCAACGCAGAATGGTGAGCCGTTCATCACGTTTACGGTTGGCGTAAAAGACTCAGACAATCGTGAGCAGACCAATTGGTATCGGTGCATATTCTACGGCAAACGCGCTGTAGCTGTGCAGCAATATATCCGCAAAGGCACAACGATCTTTGCTGAAGGCAGACTGTCGATTGGCGAATATGAAGGCAAGCCGACATACACCGTGAAGGTTAATGAGCTTGAGTTCATCAATCAGAACCGCGATGCTGCACCACGCCAAGAGGCTCCGCAGCGTAAGCCGACTGCACATGATGTCGCCAAGCAGAACGGTTACCAGCCGCAAGACTTGGACGACTCAGACTTACCATTTTAGGTTAATTATGAAGGGGAACTAACATGAAACTGTATCGCTCATATGAAGATTACATTCGGCCCAAATATCCGAATAAGATCGTGATCGAACGCACCCAGAAGCAGGAAGGTGATCTAGTCATCATAACCAGCAGCAAGCCAGCGGTGGAGATCACTAAATGCCAGTGAACTTCAACAAGGTCATTCGGCGCGAGGTCGTCGAGTCTGAAGCCATCTGCGAGAAAGCATCGCGCAAGGGGAAGAACATATTCAACGATCTGGTGAACGGATCGATTGCCCTGTGTGCTGCCATCTACAAAACCAAGAAGGCTTATCGGACGATGACCCCGGCTGAACTGGCCGAATACAAAGAATACGCTTCTAGGCCGTTCATCAAGATATGAAGCGCGTCCAGAAAATATGGTGTGAGCATTGCAACGCTGATCTGCTGATGTCGAATGTACGTTCGTGTCTCAGGAAGTCTTGCAAGGCTAAGGAAAAGCTACCCGATTATAGAAAGGTTTGGAAATGACGTACATTCCACCAAGAGAAATGGAATTAATGGTCAGACTGACTGGTTATGATAGCGATACCATTGAGTCGGTATTGTCCGGCGAGATGGACACATGGGATGTAAATAAAATCATCAATTATCGCATGGAAGAACGTGCAGCGATTGTCGCATGGCTGCGTGCATTAGCACTACAAGAGGAGGATGAGCTAATAGGTGATATTGCACAAGACATCGAAGATGGATGTCATTTTAAATGACAGACCAACTACTCGCACTTTTTGTGCTGTTGGTTGTCGGGGTCACCGTGTGGCTTCTGGCAACCAATCAGACGACACCAGAAGAGCGTGACGCGATGCTGCGTGATGAGGAGATGTGGCCGTGAACAACGACATGGTTGAAGCCATCCTAGATCAAGGCCGGACGCAAGAGCGCCAGCGTATTGTGGAGCGGCTTCGCTATGGTGTAAAAGAATTCCGCAGGATGGCGGAAGACTATCCAAAATGGGAACTGGTGGCCGAAATCTTAGAGGAAGAGGCCGACGTTATAGAGACGGGAGACTACTGAAATGGATGCTATCGTCATCAATATCGTAATTGCAGTTGTATCATTCGGTACTGGTTTTGGCATTGCAACATCTGGAATGAAGCAAAAGCTCGAAGCCTTGCAGGATGAATATAATACGCTTGTGGACCGTGACCCCAAGACGGGACGGTTCGTTAAGTCGATGCGTAAATTGAAGCATGATTGATGCGACCACTATACGAAACTGAAGAAGACCTTGATCGGGAGCGCGGTGCTATCCTGACACTCTGTGGACGGACAGACGCGCACCCGTTCAAGTTACCAATATCCGCACACGCAGATTACATCATGATGCGTGATGGCGCAGCTAAGGCCGTCGTTGAGGTTAAGTGCCGTAAGAATAAGCGCCTTGCCTACGACACCTATATGCTATCTCAGCACAAATATGAGGGATTGCTCTCATGGGCCGAATATGGCCTGACACCGATCCTGCTCGTCTCTTGGCAGGATGCTATCGGCTATGTGAGGCTCCCCTGCCCCCACGACATTGCTGTCGGAGGCCGCAGGGACAGAGGAGACGCTCTAGACATTGAGCCAGTGGTCCATATCAAAACCAGCGACTTCAAGGTCATTCTAGACCTTTAGAGGAAGTATTCGACCAGAGCCACTAACACGGCAGCGAAGCCACCACCGAATGCCAGCTTCTTGCCAAGGCCGCTCTTCTGAATTGCCGGATCAATGATCTTTTGAACTGGAGCATCGTCCAGCTTATCCTTGATCTTCTTGAGTGCAGCCTTCTTGGCAGCATGGCTCAGTTTGTCTTCGATACCCATAATGACCTCCTTACAACCAAGTCGCGTACTTCTTGGTTTTCATCTTACGGTCATCCAGCCCATGCGTACCACCATTGATACGCTTCGTTAGAGCAAGGATAGCCGCATCCGTGATGCCCTGATCGCAGATCGACCAGAGCTTGTTCTTGTCGAAGAACCATAGGGCAGATTCAAATGCCAGTTCCGTTGCCACAAGATCAGGGTTGGTCATGACATCAGGCCGACCGATATAATCGGCAAATGCCTTGAAATTCGAACGCCCTGTGAGTTGGAGGCTGCCTCGACCCCGAAAAAGCCAACCGTCGCCAGAAGCCTCATCTCCGTTGCCCATACGATTGGCATAGACACGGTTGGCAATCTTCTCAGGCTTACGCGCATAGGCATCTGCCATCGCTTGCGTTGGGAAGTATTTGCCAAAGATACCGCGAAGCCCCTGCGCTGAGTAATTCAAGTTCTCAGAGAATGCCTTGAAATTACCGCTCTCATGGGCCGTCTGGGCAAAGAAATGCGCAGCACGGTTGCGGTTCAGTTTGTAAAAGGCCGCAGCAGCTTTGAGCGTACCGGGACCAAATGCGCCATCAGCAGTAATGCCGATCTTGGCTTGCAGATTTTTCAGGCTCATTGTCCACCTTTAAGATTATCGCGCCATGCCGGAAAATCGTTTTCATCAATCACGCCGTCGCCGTTCAAGTCATACCGCAGGTCGTTGCGATACTTCTCCCACGGGGCCATATCATCGTCGTCATCATCCGCGACTTCTGTCAGGTCCAGTTCTTCCTGAACAGGAGCAGCCATAGGTGCTGGTGGCGGAGGCGCGATAGGAGCAGGGGCTTCCGGCTCCGGCTCAATTGGTTCAGGTGCTGGCTCTTGCGGCTTTTCATCACGCGCATTGGCGTTTAGGCTCAAGCCACCCAGAAGGCCGACAAAAGCACCAATAATGGTCTGAAATGCCGGATTTACCATGTCGAGAACAGCCGTGCTGTCTACAACATCATTCGGCACAAAGAGGCCCACTACCAATGCAAGAACGACAACGAGAATAACCGTTGCCAATGTAACTACGGCAGTGCGGATCGTGAACTCAATGGTATCCTCAATCCCGTCCTGCTTGCTCTCAAATCTATCCCAGAAACTCATCATTCACCCCTTTCAGCCAGAGGATTAGCCAATGTCTTGGTAATCCTGTCCTCAAGTTGCTTCTCAAGCTCCTTGACCCGGCGTTGTTGTTCTACGTCCTGTGCGCGTAGCTCTTGAATAATAGCACGTTGAGACTGCAATGTCTCCCTTTCGGAAACTTGCGTCCGTGCAGTCACCGCGTCAACCGTTTGGCGCGTACTCATGACGCTGCTGCCGACGCTGCTAGAGAGGGCTGCCAGATTGTCCGACAGGTACTTGGTCGTCTCCAAGTTCATGCGGATCATGCGTTCGTTGCTGTCCTGACGCTCCTTCATCTTGTTGAATTCGTCGCCCATAGACGCATAGGTGGCTGTCACCTCCTGCATGGTCAGGAACTGCTGGTAGACTTGAAAGCCAGCCCAGAGGGAGCCGACAACGGTAGAGATGGCCGCAAAGATGATTGCAATCTTGCCGCTGGATAGACCGCCAATGTTGAAGCTAAATCCGCTTTCGTCGAACGATACCTTCGACTCTTCCTTATCTTCACTCATATTGGTCCTCCACCATGTCATCCCATAACTGATCCTGCCCCCTCATCATTCGATATAATGCCACATTTGAGTCAGGAATGCGACGACCCTTGTAGATGTCACGCGGCTGGTAAAACGGCTGGTCAGGGATGCGGGCCTGTGTGTAGGCTGAATAGCCAGCAGGAGCGACAGCAAGCTGCGTCATTGCCTCATTGTCGCCACTATTCACATCGCCCACATCGATGACGGGTCCAGCAGACATCTCACCCTGCATCCCGCTCATGTTCAGCAGTTCCATCTGCTGTGCTTGGTTAACAGGGCTGGTCATATCTCCCATGCCTGTTGTCGGCGTAGGTGCAAATGTCGGTCCATCCACGATTAGAATGTCATAAGTTCCAGCGGGCGTTTCAGTTGTCGTTTGCTCACCAATGGTTTGAGCAAGTTCGGCATTCATGCTGGCAACAATTGCCACATCTTGCACACTGACAGGGATGACCCGCTCTCGCTGGAATGTGTCGGCATCCTCAATCGCTTCCTTGTTGAAGAAAGCAGTGTTGATATCCTGATAACCCTCAAGGCTTGAGATGATGCCATCAATCAATCTCTCAGGTTCTTTTGTCTGTTCTATTTGTTGGATTTGCGGGGCCTGTTGCACATCAATTGTAGATGAATTTTGCTCAACCACAATTGTGGTTTGCTCTTGTTGTTGAACAGAAAATGCAGTGTTTTCAATGACTTGCGTTTGCGTTACCGCAGGCGTTTCAATGATCACAACATCTGCCTTTTGCGGCTCTGCCATTTCAATCGCAGGCTGTTCTTCAATGCTAATTGATGAGCCATCCTCCTGCTGAGAGGATTGGGCTGTCATTGCATCAGCTTGGGCGGCCTGTTGCTGTACCGACATCTCGCGCATTTCTTGCTGGTCTGACGCAGCCTCAATCTTAGCCTCTTCAATCTGCACAAGTTGTGGTGCATCGGCACGGGATACATCCGCATCAGTCTGATTTGATGATGAATTGGCAGCTTCTGCCTTAGCGGCTTCGGCAGCGGCAACTTCATCAGCGACAGCCTCAACAGCCTCAGAAACAGCTTGTTCGTCAATCTGCGCAGGGCTGGCCGCTAATTCTTCAAGCTGATTAGGATCAAGACGCTCATCTGAAGCCTCCTCAGTCTCAACAACAACCTCTTGGGCCACTTCCTCTTCTTCTGGTTCAATCTCTTCTGTGGTGGCTTCTACGGGCGTTTCTTCGGCCTGTTCCTCAATAACTTGCTGCACGGCCTGTTCAGCCTCTTGCTCTTCAACTTGCTCTTGCTGGGCAATTGGGCTTTCAATCACTGAAGGCACAACATCCACAGGCGTAAATGGCGGCTCTGGTTCTGGTTCTGGTTCTGGTTCTGGTTCTGGAGGAGGCGGTGGCGGTGGGGTTTCTGGTACGCCAGCGATGTAGGATGTGTTGTCGAGCAGATTGACGTTCTGGCCGTAGAACAGGCTGATGCTGTCAGCCATCGTTGGGCCAGTTAGGCCAGCCGTGACGGTATGGTAGATGTTGTTCACATCTCCATAGTTCCACTGAACTTTGCCATCAGGGAACAAAGCAATCTCAAATGTGTTAGATAGGCCAGAGCCGTATTCCTGAGTGCCGTACCAGCCGAATACCGTCGCATTTGCATCGGCGCGGTAATACGGGTTTCCGCCACTAATTAGGTCTGACCAAAGGCCGTAAATCGTGTTGCGCGGGGCATTCTCAATCGGCCAGCCATCGCAGCAAAGGTGTCCTATGTCCCCAAATGACACAAAGCCGTTGGACGACACCCATGCTTGCGTGAAGGTCTGGCCGAAATACTCGAACGGAAATGCGAATTGCACCAGCCGGGTGCTGTCATCGCCGCCATTGAGCGGTGTCATGGTCTGTGGTGAGCCAATGATCTGTGGCGGTATCGCGGTAGGGTTATAGTCCTGCGCCGCGAGAGGCCATGAGATCAGCGCCGCGAAGTACGCTTGGGCTTGTTTGATTCCCATGCCGCAGCAGCCTCTTTGCCAATCTTGCCTTCATAGGGGCAAGGTGTGCCAGCCATCTTCATGGCATCAAATACCCGCTCATCCTGACAGAGCAGTGACACAGCGGCCACGCGCATACCCATGTCATACAGCGTCTTGGATAGCTTCAGGGCTTCGCAGTTCTTATCGCGGATCGTCTTGCCGCCAGAGATACCCAGAATTTGCGTCTGAACAGCCCCTGACACGCCTGTGGTGCAGAGGTCTTGGCTGTAGCTCATCATCGACGGAGCAATGGCAGAAGGTGGTGGAGACTTAATATTCTGATCGATGACTTGCCGGTTAACGCTCTCACTGTAACTAGTAGACTTGCTATCATTTACGTTGACGTTGTTGTTCTGATTGACGTTCGTGTTCTCAGATACTGAACGGCTGTCGTTCTGGTTGATGTTGGTGTTTACGCTAACTGACTTACTGTCGTTTACGTTCACAGAACGACTATCGCTAACTGAGCGACTGTCGTTAATATTCATGTTCGTGTTCGTATTTTGACTAGTCGATGTATTCACATTCTCATTGCGGTTTGTTGATGTGCTGACGTTCTCGTTAAAGTTGGTCGATGTGTTGAAGTTCTCATTTCGGTTGTTGGATGTGCTGACACTCTCATTGAAATTAGAATTTGTAGATGTGCTGTTAACCGTTGAGGTATTATTTACCGTCTGGTTGATGGTTGCCTGAGAAACGTCGGTGTTGATGTTCGTGTTCTGATTAACGTTCGTCATCGTACCTGACTGCACATTGTAGTTGGTGCTGGTCGAGGTGTTAATGTTGCGGTTGGTGTTGTCTGAGGTCGATGTGTTAACGTTCGTGCTGGTCGAGACGTTCGTGTTGATATTTTCATTCACCGAGGTGTTGTTCGTGGTCACCGCAGATGTGTTGTTCACAGTCTGATTGATGGTCGAAACATCGGTGTTCTGGTTGATGTTGGTCGATGTGCTGGTGTTGATATTGGTGTTTGTCATCCCACCCGACTGCACATTGTAATTCGTGTTGGTCGAAGTGTTGATGTTCGTGTTTGTGTTTTCCGACGTTGACGTATTGATGTTGGTGTTTGTCAGTCCACCAGATTGCACATTGTAATTCGTGTTGGTGTTTTCATTTACGGAATTGACGTTGCTCGTTGAAGTGCTGGTCACATTCTGCGTGACAGTGCTGGTCGAGACATCCGTGTTGAAATTGTTATTGGTCGCCGTGCTGGTAGACGTATTTTGGTTGATGTTCGTCGCGGTCCCAGACTGAATGTTATTGTTGGTATTAACATTCGTTGATGTGGTGACGTTATTATTGTTATTCGTGTTAGTGCTGGTTGCCGTCGATGTGGATGTGTTGACGTTGGTATTGGTATTCGTTGCCGTCGATGTCGTGGTCGTGTCATAGACATAGTTCGTGGTCTGGGCGACCACCATGCTAGACCAGCCTACAGCGACAAGAGCAAGAAACCGCTTATTTACCACGATCCGCAACCTGTTGCAGACGATCTTCGATTCTGCGTAGGTGGGTCAGCATCTCATCAAATCGACGATCAATCGATTGGAATTTCTCGTCCCCAAACTGCAAACGGGTTTCCAACTGAGTCAGCCGGGTGCTGAGAGTTGTCCAAACGCCAATCAGACCCCCGACAAAAGTTAAAGCCGTCACGATGGTATTGAGATCGATGTCCACGAATAAGCTCCAGATTCGACTTTAGACGTTCGTTTTCTGGTTCGTGTAATACAGCATTTTGAGCATGGATCATAGCATCATCTTTTAGACCCAAGTGGTACGCAGCGATGGCCGCCAGATCGTGCAGCTTCGCACCCCAGACAGCCGGGTCGCAGGTGTAGACCAGCGCCTTGTCGGTGATGTTAAGACCGCTCAGAGCCGCATGGTAGCAAGTATGCCAATCACTAAGACGATAGGCTTGCATTGCCAGATCAGCCCAAGGCTCACGGGTATTAGGAGCTTCAGCCGTTGCTCGACGCAGCCAAGCCATAGCCTGAACTGTGTCACCAATCTCCGCATAGCTCTGACCTAGCAGCCGCATCGCGTAGCAGCGTTCGTTAGGCCAATCCGCGCCCTTCATGCCAAGATAGCTGTGCAATGCACCTACAGCCTCATCCCATAGCCTGTAGAACGTCAATTCGCGGGCAAAGTAGAAAGCATTACGCGGGCAAGCCGGGTCTTCCTTCACAGCCAGCCGGAGAAGGTCGAGATACTGCCCCCTGCTCTTCGTCGGGTCAGGCAGATGGCGAACTAGCAGCTTGTCGGTGTGTGCGTAGACCTCAGTGATGCGCCCATCAGGCACAGGATACTCATGCACCGGGTGATGCCAGTGATAGCCCCAGCGATGGTGTATCTTCTCGTAGTAGAAGCTGATGTCGCTGCCCCAGTCGAACAGATAGCGCAGACGGGTGGTGTCAGGTGTCCAGACCCGTTCGATCTCCTCACGCCAGCCGGGTTCCATGACCTCATCGATATCGAGCGATATGCAGACATCCACATCGGCTGGAACAAGCGCAAGAGCAGCGTCACGGGCCTTATCGAAGCGCCAAGGCTTTACCCGGATGTCATGTACGATAGCACCGTGATGACGAGCCAGATCAGGCAAGCCATCGGTGCTGCCGGTGTCTGCAATGATGATGTAGTCCGCATCTTTGGCGGAGGTGCAAAAACGCTCAATGAAGTGAGCCTCATTGAGCGCGATTGCGTAGACAGCGATTTTCATGTTCCCCCTTCTGGATCAGTTTAGCTAACCCATACCTCTTCTGGCACATCAGGCCATGTAGGATCAAGCATATCAGCGTCACGCAGTGCTTGACGGTATGCCGTGAATGCCGCCTTGCAATCAGCAGTCAGGTTAACGTCAGCAAGCTGCGTCCAATCGCAGTTGGCCAGCTTGTTGTTACGGATGGACTTGTTAGCCGCAATGGTAGCCGCATCCTTGGCGGCAAGCTCTTCAGCAGACAGATCAGCAACGCTAACAGCGTAGACAGCGCCATCTTCAAGATATGGATCACATGACACCAGCTTTTGCGTAGCTGCGTCATAAGCCTTGAAATAGCTCACGGGAACAATGTTGTTCTCCGCCATCCATTCGTCAGATGGGCCAGAGGCAGGGAATGAGGTATTCGGGAATAGGACAGAAAGTTGGCCGATCTGTTCGATGCTTCCGTTGTTAACAATAGCGACAATCATTTTTGCCTCCGATTACTTGTTCGGGAATGGTGCTGTTGGAGCGGTGAAGTTGGCGGTGTAACGGGCCACGCCTTTGGTGATGCGAAGGTCGTCGATGTAGCCTGTAAAATTCCAAGCCAATTGATCGTAGAACGCTCCGATCAAACAGCCGTTTTGAGTAAGGTCGGCAGCCGCACTCACGCCTGTTCCGCCTGTCCCATTAATGTAAATCTTCACAGTGCCGGATTGCCGCACAACCGCAACGTGTGTCCATTGGTTAAACGAGATGGTTGGTGAGCCAACCGTTGTTCCAGACACGAAAGCATTAACCACGTTAGATGTGCCAGCATCGTTGCCTTGGCGGATCAGCAATCGTCCAGTGTTAGAGTTCACGCCAGTGTCAAGGAGCGGACGATTTGTTGCGGTATTGTCAGCAAAATACGCCCACATCTCAACGGTAAAGTCACCAGTCCCAAAAGCAAATATGTCATTATTTGCTGCGCGCAGATAATCCCCACTCCCATCAAAATACATCGAACCCGTGCCAAACTTCTTAACGCTCGTGCTGATCTGAGCGTTGCCGACAGTCTCAAGGTCGTTCTTCATTGAGTTGTCGAAGATGGCGGCGTTCTGACCATTTAACAAAAGCGATGTATTGGCTGTTGATGTAAGAGGACTTGTTGGTGGAGTAAAATTGGTCGTGTAAACAGCAACACCTTTAACAATACGAAAATCACTTAAATATCCAGTTGCATAACCGGGATCAAAAGCATTGAAAATTCTATTTGCAGATGATGTATTGTTATATGAGGATACATTAACAGTACTAGATGAAGCTACACCATTAAGATAAAGAGTTGCATTATTGCCATTTCTGACAACAGCAATATGATTCCAAGAATTTGTTCTTAATATTAGATTTGAAGTATAATCCCAACCGGGATCATAAGAATAAAATGAGAGCGCGCCAGAAGAATTCACATAAATGACAAAAGACTGTCCAGATGGACCTGATTGCCTTTGGTCAAAAAATGGAGCAGAAGCTAAAGAGGTTAAATAAACCCATCCTTCAATTGTAAAATTGCTAGAGCCAAGTTGTAATGCTGTTACATTTGGCGCTTGAAGCCAATCACCATTACCATCAAAATATGCAGAGCCACCATTCGCACTCGTGCTATACGCGGACGAAGGCGCAAATGGCGCGAAGTTGGTTACCTTAACGTCACCATTGCGGGTGATGGTAAAGTTGTTTGTGCTGCCGTCACGGAAGCGGTTATATGCGCAAGTCAGCAGTGATGTGTTGGTGATTGCGGTGAGTGGCGTTGTGCTGGGCGTGAAATTGCTGGTGTAGAGTGCTGTGCCTTTTAAAATACGCACATTGCTCATGTACCCAATTTGAGATTGAGCGCCACCAGTATCACCAAGCATACCAACGCCGCGATTGGAGCCGATATTCGCGGTAGATGTGCCAGATGCTCGTTGAACACCATTTACAAAAATACGCAGCGTTGTTCCAGAACGGGTGAATGCGTAATGGTTCCACTGGTTCGTCGGCGGTGCGTAGCCACTTTGAAGAATAAGACTACTGTCTAGCCAACGAAACTGACCAGAACTCCATTGCTGAACGTTAAAGTCATAAGCAACAAATGCTGTATGAGCGCCAATAAGTTGGGCCTCACTGGTCCATGATGGGATATAAGCCCAAAACTCAATGGTAAAATCACCTGTTCCAAATGCAAAAGCAGCATTTGCTGGTGCAACTAAGCTATCACCTGTTCCATCAGAATAAATAGACCAGTTGCTCCCATAAGGTGAGAACGAACCCTGTGTCGTGTTGCCGTTGCGGGTGATGGTTAAGTTATTCGTGCTGCTGTCGATGAACGTGTTGTTCTGTGCGCCGTTGCTGCCGTCGCCATGCAGCAAAAGCGTGACGTTATTAAAGTTAGGATCAGCTAGATCACCCCCACCAGCAGCGCCAGCAAGAGCCTTAAAGTTCGACGGCATTAGACACCGCTCCCCACATAAGCGCCGTAAAGGGTCGAGCCTTCTTTCCAGAAGACAAGAACATCAGAGGCCGTCAGGGTCGGAGCAGCAGAGCCACCAACCTTAATCCAAGTTACTGTCGGCCAAGTGATTGTATAGCTGGATGCAGAAGCCAGACGCAGGATAACGCTCTCGCCAGTCGCAAGGCTATCCGTAAAGGTCGTGTTAGCACCAATGGTCTTATACTGGATGTTGCCGTTCGATGCGTCGATGGCCGTGCCAGAGAGGTTGTAGACGGTTTCTACGACATTCTGGAACAACTGGTCACCAGTAGCGCGGGCCAGCGGATAGCCACCAACCGTTGAACCGTCATGAACGACAAGCGTATCCTTGGTGGTGTCAACCGTGACCTCACCAACAACACCAGTGAATGTCGCGTGTTCAGCCGTAGTGCCGCGACGAAGTTGTACTTGTTTAGGCATTAGGTCAAACCTCCGAAATCATCGTAGCTATCCACACTACCCGTAATCAAACCCCAGTCTTGGCTTGATGCCAGATCATTTAGCTGAGTCTGAATGTTGCTGGTCGCGCCGTCAACGTAGCTCAGTTCAGTCGGCGTGATTGTAGCACTATTCGCAATGATATTTCCACTAATCGTAACGCCATTGAGCGTCTTATTCGTTAGTGTCTGCGTCCCATCTACCGTGACGTAGGTGGATGTGTCTGGAGCAGGGCCGGTAGGGCCTGTGGGGCCAGTGCCGCCAGCCGTGCCTGTAGGCCCTGTAGGACCAGCAGAACCAGCGTCACCAGTGGCTCCCGTTGGACCAGTCGGGCCAACTGCACCTGTGCTGCCCGTTGGGCCAGTAGGACCGACAGCAGTTGTATTCTTCCACAAGCCTGACGCTGAGTCATATGTCAGCGCCTGACCATTGGTGGGGCTGGTAATCAGAACATCGTGAATCTCATCAAGCTCATAGCCGTTCTGCACCTTAACGAAGATGCGGCCAGAAGATGCGTTCACAGAGATTACGTTGGCGACATAGACCAGATGAGCCGGAGCCACCGGCTTAGTCGTCTGGAATGCACCAGCAGTCGTGCTAGACAGGTAAAGCGTCTGACCCACAGAATAGGATGACGTATCGATGCCTTGCACAATGCCGTATTCGACAACAATGCCTTCAGCGCCGTTAGCGATGGCTTCAGCCGCCACACCAAATGTGCGGGCAGATGTAGCATCACCATTAGCCTGTGCCAGCGTGACAGATGGACGCTGACCTTGGCCGCCAGAGATGTAGACAACCTGACCCTTGGCAATCGTGCTACCAGTGCCGTTGTAGCACATCTGGTAGATCATCTCGCCAATCGGCATATTGACGTTGCCGCCCTTCAGTCCAAGTACCAGCGTACCTTCACCGTCATCCCAGCCGAGCTTTGCAACGGCAGTGCCTGTGGCGTTCGTCATATCAAACTGGATATAGTCAGGCGTTGAGATGCTATCGATGCCGGTAACATTGCCAGTCGGTGTAGCACCAGTTGGACCAGTGGGGCCGACAGGACCAGTGGGGCCGGGAACCGTAGACGGATCACCAGTCGCACCCGTAGGGCCAGTAGGCCCTGTGGAACCGGCTGTGCCAGTAGCTCCTGTTGGACCCGTAGGCCCTACATCACCTTGAATACCCTGCGGACCAGTCGGGCCTGTATCGCCCTGAATGCCTTGAGCGCCTGTTGGACCAGTAGCACCAGTATCACCTTGGATGCCTTGGATGCCCTGAATACCTTGTGGCCCAGTAGGACCAGCTACGCCCTGATCTCCTTGCGTACCTGTCGGGCCTGTTGGTCCAGCAATACCAGCGGCTCCAGAAGCCCCTGTAGGCCCTGTAGGCCCAGCATTACCGGCAGGACCAGTCGGGCCAACGATCTGACCTACATCATTCCATGTAGCTCCATCCCAGACATACAAATCGCCATCAGCAGTAACGACATAAGCATCATTAACCTGATTGCCTACCAATGGAAGAAGCGCGGTAGTGGCAACTTCACCCTTCATGGTGATTGATGTACCGGGAGAGCCAGTGCTACCAGTTGGACCAGTTGGTCCACTTACACCCTGATCGCCTTGTGGACCAGTTGGGCCAGCGATACCCTGTGCGCCAGTGCTGCCCGTTGGACCCGTGGGGCCAGTATCACCCTGTACGCCTTGAATGCCTTGGATACCTTGAGGGCCAGTTGGGCCAGCAACGCCTTGCGTCCCCTGTGCGCCTGTGGGGCCAGTCGGTCCCGGCACAGTCGATGCAGCACCAGTCGATCCTGTCGGACCCGTTGGGCCAACATTGCCTTGCGTACCTGTCGGACCCGTAGGACCAGCGATGCCTGTAAAACCTTGGCTGCCAGTAGGGCCAGTCGGTCCAATTGCGCCTGTATCGCCTTGAGCGCCAGTCGGGCCTGTAATCCCAGTCGCGCCAGTAGAACCAGTTGGACCAGTAGGACCGGCAGCACCCGTATTACCCTGTGCGCCAGTAGGGCCAGTAGCACCAATTGCACCCGTTGGACCTGTAGGCCCAGCAGGACCAACTGGACCGGGAGCCTGAACCTCAACAACATTCGTGATAGTGTCTTCAGTGACTACCGTGCGGGTGGTCGTGACTTCTACGATTCCTGTCATTCGGTATATCCCGTCTCAACAACAGCGCGACCACGAACCCAGTAATAGGCAGCACCACTAGGCTCAATTACACGGACATCATAATAGCCGCTCTCAGGAAGAGTGGCGGTTACGGTATCCGTAAGCGTAAGCATGAATTTGCCGATAGAGCGATCAACATAAGTCACACCGAAATCAGCCAATTTCGATTGCTTATACTCAGTCCAGATTTCGGCCTCTACCGTGCATCCTGTGAGATCAACGCCATCCCCAGCAGAATCCTTCAACTGAAACGTGATGTCCCAGTCGCCATGCTGTTGGATGATAATGTCGTAGCTACCGGGCTGAATCATGCGTCACCTCTGTGAGACGTATATCACTCGATTGGAATTATATCCAGCGTATTGAGGTCCACCTTGTACATGGAGTCATCGACCCATTCATGCTCAATCCATGCCTCATTTGGCCCGCATTGAATATCTTCCATGCCATCTGGGCAAGTCGCGCATTTAATGATGTCACCATCAAGCGTGTTATATACGACAATAATCATCGTTTAAGCTCCTGAATCCTCATGAAGCGGTGATTAAACGTTTGCATCCCAAGAACATCACCTGTTCCGCCATCATTATATTTTGCATATATTCTGTAGGTATATGTTCTACCTGCAACTGGAGATGCGTGAATGGCTCCAAATGGAATCATTTGCCAAAGCTCATTGGCTGAATTGTATATGGTAAAATAAACAATTACGGCATTAAGGATTGTTCCAACATTGCCAAGATTGTCTGTCCAATCCAAACGCAATTCAACTGGAATGTTTCTTGGTTGCGCCACCCCAGAACCAATTTGAATCTTTACGTTAAAGCAGCCGTCAACTGCTATTGGCGTACCACCAACAGCAGCGATCTGCGCAGCCTGAATGGTTAAAAAGAAGTTATTCGTTGTGGTTGATGATGATGACGTAGTATATGCTGTAATCAGGCTTGATACAGCGCCAGCGTTAATAGATTCCGTCACAACCTTATCGGTGTTAATGATCCCACCACTGCCAATCGCAGCCGTTACGCGGGCATCTGTTGCTAGAACCCATGTAGAGCCATCCCAGCGCCATACAGCGTTGTTAGCATCTGTCTCGAACCAGAGATCACCTACAGCTTCAGGTGTTGGCGCAGAGGCTTGGAAATAGGTGTTGATCTTTCCATCAGCGGTAGCTTGAGCAAATGCGGCATCCCCAAGAGCAGTTGATGCTGTGGTAATTGCTGTTGTAATAGCTGTATCTTGAGCAACAACCCATGAAGCTCCGTTCCAGCGATACATCTTATTGCCGTCATCAGTATCAAACCAGATGTCGCCAACACCTGTAGCGGTTGGCGCAGATGATTGATAGAAGCTGACAATCTTGCCATCAGCAGCAGCTTCTGCGTCAGAAATTGCAAGGATGTAAGGACTATTCAGTGGGTTGTAGATTGTCGGCGCAGTCGGTGTGACAACAGCTTGCTCATCCGCATCCCATGCGTAGATGGCCGCATTCTCTTCGATAAGCGTCATCGGCACTTGGCCGGTGTTGTTGATGCCCTGCGTCAGCACACGAAATGGTTTGCTGGCCCAGCCCAGAGGCTCGAACGAGATGTAGACAATATCGCCAACTTCGCAGCCCAGAGCCTTCATGCTGAATGTGGCAGAGAAGATACCCTTATATTGCGCCCGCTGAAGCACTTGCTTGGCAATACGCTGCGCACGACGGCCCTCTTGCACCCAAGGCAGATCAAGCGTCTGCATACGCTCAATGCCGTCAATCGAAGTGATTGAAACAACAGGGTATTCGACTTGCTGATATAGCGAGTTTGTCGACGGATCAGTATATCTGCCGTGAACAGCATTCATCATCTCATCCAGACCGCGTGTCTGGTTCCATGAGAAGTCGCCAAGAATATCGTTGTCATCGAACTCAAGCACTGGTGTAGCCAGATCGTTCTTCATGACAGTGATCGACAACTTGCCGTTGGAGTCACGCAGCGTTGCGTTCATCGATGTCAGCAAGATTTGGATGATTTCCATCCGATTGTCTGCATCTGAGCCAACGCCAGCAGTGCGATAACGCGGCTGAGTTCCCCCAGCAGCCAGAGTAATCGCTTCATCGCAGATATTTGCAGCAGTGATAAATGAAGGCAGATCGATACGCGCAGCAGGAACGCCGCAACCTACCGATAGCTTGCCTGTGCTGTCAGGAATTCTCCAACCAAGCAGGAACCATAGAAGCTGAAGCGCCGGGTTGTTGCGGTTTGAGCTTGCTCCAGTACCCCATGTCGTCTGGTCATTTGCGCGTTCAGTACCAGAGCCGCCAGTTACAGTACTGTCACGACGCGGATCATAGAGCTTTGCGCCCTTGCCTTTGATTGTAACACGGCTTGGCAAGCCATTAACCAGAGGGCTATCGACGGCACTAGTAGTGCCAGTACGTTTAATGCGCAGATGCACATAAGAGCAGCCAGTCAGACGACAGCTAGAACCCCATACAGTTCCGCCATTGATTGCAATGTAATTGGCAGCGGTACCTTTGGTTATCGGCGTTACAGTCAGATAGCCAATATAGGGATTAAGAACGCCAGTCCCATCATTCCGCCAAGCCTCACGGTCATCAAACCAGATACCATCGATGCTCTCAACCTCATGCGCAGATGTCGCAATGATAAAGTCGAAGTATTCCTGATCTGTGCCAGACGGCTCAAAATAGCGAATGTCCGTATTCATGGCAGTCTCGCCAAACACGAACTTACGATGCGCCATTGGGTCTAGGCTTGGATTTAACCGGGTGGCTTGAGCCTTTGGCATCTTTGGGCCAAATAGCTGTGCAGAGATACCAGACAAAACCGTGCTTGCCGCCATAGCTAGAATGGCAGAACCAAAAGCTGACATCCCAACAACTGTGGCTGTTGTCACTGTAACTGCGCCAGCCGCAGCTACGCCAGCAGTTACCCCACCAACAGTGGTGGCCGCAGTCCCGATTACAGGTGTAAACGCGCCAGCCACATAGCCAACGCCAATAATAACAGCGGCAATGGCTAGAGATTTAAGAACTTTGCCCACGGCCCACACCCCACGATTTAGTCCATTCACTGCGATCTATCATGGTATAGCCTATTTCGGTGGCAAAAACAGCCTTAGCGCCGACAACAATACCAACAGACCCGTCGTAAAAAGCAAGGTCACCAGTCTGCGCAAAGCCAATTGAGCAAGGATAGAACATATCGTCCAGCACTTGCTCAAGGCTGGTATGCCCAAGCGATTTAATGACCCGTACAGAGCCAATCTTGGTGTCGTAGTCCCGTTCTATATCAGCCATCGGATTTTCTCCTGTAATGGCTTCTACAGCGCCTGAGACGAACGTGCAGCAATCATGCTTGCCGTATTGAAATGGCTCATCGCGTTTAGAGATCAGATAATCAGAGAGGCGTTGCTCCCAGTCGGAGACACGCTGCTCCATTAGTTATAATCCATTGGATTACCAACGTCACTCTTCTTTGAATTTCCGTAGCTGGTACTGCTTTGTGAAATATCTGATGCAGTTGCTACGCCAGCCTTATTGGCTCCATTTGCAGCGGAAATGGCGCGAGATGCAGATTCATCTCCAGCATCATACTCCTTCTGCATGGCGTAGGTTTTACCAGTCGTGACAGACAGAGTGACCAGATAATGCTCAATGGTCAGTGTAATCATCTGCGAGTCCGGCGAACCATTGATGGTGATGTCGTTCATGTAGCCAGTATAATAGCTATAGACCTCACCGATCTGGTTCTCGTTCTCATCAACCACATACCACCATAGTCGAGCCGTGCGACCCTGCCAGTTGGAGCGGTTGCCAATCGTGTTCAGAAAGTCGGCATTGTTCACAATTAAGCCAGACATCGATACTGATACTTGGTTTGAACCAGCTTCGTCGTGCGTCACCTCAGAAACTGTAATCAGGTCTGACGGATATGGCACATAAGTATCACCATCCAAATCAGGATCGTTCGTGCCTGAGAATGTCTTATCGTAAAGCCCTGTAGTGGCCCGCACAGGGTCGCCAACCACATCCAAGTAGCAAACCCACCGCGCATATACAATTGGGGCCTCAATCGCGTCCTGAAGGGTTTGTGTAAGGTTCGACATTAGAACGACTCACGCAGATTAAACGAGATTGAATAAACCAGACCCGGCTCAACAGCGTAACCGGGGTCTTCCATAAAATACATCAGCGCATACGGGTTCTTATATTCGATGACAGCATTGTCAGCAGGGGACACACGAATAGCTGGCTCAAACGATAGTGTCGCCTGACCAGAGTCGTTCGATGTAACGTCAGCCGTCAATTGCAGAAGCTGATTGCCAATCGTCACGAACTGACCAGCCGAAAGCACTGTTGTGGAATTCGGCCAGCCATCCGTATTAAGAGATCGGCCAGTCTGACCAGCCCCATTAATTCGCGCCGTTGCCGTCAAAGAAGATTGCGCAATCTCATTTACAGGCACTTGGAAGTCATTAGCTGCGCCACGCGCCAAACCAATAAATGCCCGCCATGAATTCATAGCAGACTCACCGACGATTGGTGGGAATGTAACGCTACACTCCCACCACCCTCTGCCGGAGGCTAAGACTTGCCGTGCGCCCGTCCACATCGACACATTCTGCTGGGCTGGCTGCACAAGCCGCCATGCCATTGCGGAAGGTTTAGGTGAGCTAGGGAAGGTGATTGTAGTCATTATCCGATAGTCCCCGGCAGACGGGTGCGACCCGCAGTTTTAAGTGTACGGTTTTGAGCGGCTGCGATGATGTACGGTGCTGCTTGAGCAATGCCCATCTCGACCTGTGCGCGAACGGCAGCAGGATCAGAAGAACCACGCGCATCCACATTGATAACCATGCCGCCACCTAACGAATTATTAGGAACAATTGAGCCACTGCGCGAAGGCACGAACATCTCAGGTCCACGCTCACCGACCATATATGGTGTGCCAGCTTGAACAGGACCGCCAATAGCCTTCCCTGTTAAAGACCCTGCAAAGACGTTCTTGAAGAAACCGCTGATCGATTTGACGATTTGTTCCGTAACGTAAATGCGCATCAATTCGCTGATGATCGAATTGGTCATGCTACGGAAAGCGTTCTTAAAGTTCATCGTGCCAGTGACAAGACCTTGGAACGCATTGCCAAACGATGCGCCAATCGAGTCAGCAAGCTCAGTTGCCTCATTCGTGATTGAGCGAAGCGGTGTCTGAAGCCCTTCAAGCTGCTTCATGATTTCGTCTGTGCTGGGCAGAACCTTAATAAGAGGCTCTACGTTTTCCAATTTGTTGGCCGCTAGATCGGCATAAAACTGATCGTCGAGCGCCTTACGGAAATCTGCAAGGTTCGCGTAGTTGTCTTCCGTCAGGATTTGGAAATTCTTCTTAGCGGCCTCTGTCTTACGCTTTTGGCTGCTACCGCCAAGAATTTGCGGCACATCAAGCGATGGCACTTTGGGTTTCAACGCACCATCAGGGCCAAACGGTAAGCCTTTAACAAATTTATTCGTTCTCTCTGTGCGTGAGAGAGTTGCCATATCAGCAATCGCATTGAAGTCGTTGCCAGTATAAACTGAAGTGGCATACGCGCCGAATAGCTTTGCGCCTTCTGCAAGACGCTGCATGAACGACTTCTGGTTGCCAATCTTGCCCATGCGGTCCAGCATCTGATCGAACTTGCCGACCAGTTGTCCAGCAACATTGATAAATGGTGTCATCAAACTCAGAGCGCCTGAGATGGCGCTTGCCAGAGCGACAAAGGCATTCGCGTTTTCTGCAACGGCAATGGTCATCTTGGTCTTCAAGACTTCCTCAAGCATTGCCATCTTGTCGGCAGCTTCGTCTGCCTTGGCGATCATGGCATCATCCATGATAACGCCCATCTCTTGCAGCTTCTGGGTCTGCTCTTGAATTGCCGCAGCGCCCATCTCCAGAATTGGAGCGAGTGCTTGCCCACCTCTACCAAACAACTGCATTTGCAATGCTGCACGTTTGGTTGGGTCTTCAATGCGCGACATTGCATCAGCGATTTTGAGCATCGCCTGATCTGTCGTCATTGTGGCAAGTTGCTGGCCGGAAATGCCGACAGCAGCAAATGCCTCAATCATCTTTTCAGAGCCGAGCTTTGCCTCACCCAGTCGCTTACTTAGCTGCGCAAAGCCCTTCTGCATCTGTTCGTTGGTTACGCCGTTTTCCAGCGCAATGAACTTATAGGTCTGTAGAGCCTTTGCAGATGCGCCTGTCTGGGCTGCAAGTTCACCCAGACCACCTGCTGCGTCGAGGGCTTGCCGACCCATTTGCAGGAATGCACCAGAGGTCACGGTTGCAATCAAACCGGCCATAGCCCCTTTAAGAGAGGCGGCCTGTGAAGCTATGCCTGAAAGGCCGGTTTTGATCGAATTGAATGCCGCAGCCGTTTTGTTGATGGCAGTGAACTCAAACCTGATTTGCTCATTTGCCATGCTTGCTGCGCTCCTGTGTTATCTTAAAATAGGCAAGCCACTCATTGTATTCGTCGATTGAGATTAGCTCTATCTCTTCTATCGTTTTACCAAGCCGATCCGCCAAGGCAATTATGTTCATCCTGAACGGATCGGCCTTTAGTTTTTTTCATGCTCCTCTGGGCTGTTAGCCATCATCATCTCACCGGCAATCCGGGTGATGAGTTCGACTGGCTCACGCATCAAGGTTGGCTTGTCTTCCAATGTGAAGATCAGATCGCCGTCGCGGTTCTGAGCCTTCATGATAATCATATCGACCATACCATCGACATTGATATTGGTGACGAAATCCTTGTGCTTGCGCTGTAGCCTACTCAGATCATGAGCAAGAAACTTGCCAAAATATATAATCAGGGGGTTTCCGTCCTCATCTCCCCACTCAGGTACTTCCAAGCTCCGCCGTGATGCGTGTTGCCGTTTCCTGATAGTTTCAATCAAAGACATAAAACCCCCTTCTTATTTAGATTACGATGCTGTGCTGAAAGACAGAGCGCCATCACCTTGGAAGGTGAAGCTACACTCTACCAAGCCGTCAAACGACGAATTGATCGTCAGGCCGGTGATGATTGCAGTGCCAGTATAATACTTGTCACCAGTCGACGCGCCTTCGGGATACACGTTCAAGGTAACAGAAGTACCTTCAGTCATAGCGCCCTGACCCGTTGTGTCAGTCTCATCCCAGAAGCAATCCAGCGAACCAGACCAACCCTTGAGAGTTGTTGAGAAAGACCTCCAGCTATCGCCCATACTCGTCGACTCCGCGGTATCAGCCGTAGTAGCAATCGAGAACGAACGGATTTCTGCGACGGTGTTAGCGCCGACTTTTACAGTACCTTCACTGCCGGTATGCGTAGCCATTATTCAACCTCCTCAGTATCAACAGACTCAACCGGCTCTTCCACCGGCTTAATAACGGGCTTTGCAGCCTGTTCAGTGGGATGCCAGCCCTTTTCCGCGAAAGACTGCAAATCGCACTCAGGAACCCGAATAGGCTCTTGAGCGTCCTTATGATGAACCGTTACCATCTTCATCGTGCAGTCTCCACATCATTGATCGCTGTGATGTATTCACAAGCGAACACAAGCCGTGCCGAGGAGATCGGCTTCTCACCATCGGTTACGATGTCAATCTCCGTGCTGGTTAATATACAGGACTTAGCCAATCCGTTCAATTGGTAGTCATTGCCAATCGCTTCTTCGACGTTAACGCACAGAGTATCAATCGTATCTTGGATTGTCGTGCTGCTGCCTGATGCCAAAATCTCGACAGAAACATTGATTGTACGGGTTACAGTCCGGCTCCCAATCGTGATGAGAGACGAACTTTCATCCATCGTGTAGACAAGGATAGCTGGCAGCTTGGAGTCATCCAGAGCGTACCGACGCATCTTGTAGACGTTGTTGCCAGTGGTCGGCAGACCCGTGACCAGTGTTGCAATGCGGTTTCTGATTTGCTGACGAACGTGAGCCATCAGTTACGCTCCATCAGCAAGGTCGTGACACCAAGACCGTCTGTGGCAACCACACGAACGGTATATGTCACGTTGTTGATCTTGATCGTATCACCTTCAGCAGCAGTCGGAATATCGACTGTACGGCATACGAAAGACGGTTTTGGGATCGTCACATCCATCATGTCTGTCGCGGTTACGGACGCATGAGGATTATCGAAGATGCCCTTAATGGTGATCGGACGCTTATTCGTCTGAGTGTAAACGGCAGCCGTCCCGAAATCGTCGAGTTCAAAGAAGATAGACAGGTCGTCGTTTGACTCAACGCCCATTAGACGGCTTCCTACCACGCGGCTTAGGTTCGCGGAACTCTACAGGCTCAACGCGATTATCAATCACTGCTTCATCATGAGGCACGGCCTTACCATAGGCCATCAGGTCTTTGCCTTCAGAGTAATCGACTTCCACGATGTCGCCAACACTACGGATAGCGCCACCAGCTACAGTCGATTTGATGATGCGATACTTCATAAAACCTCCAGAG